ATCAAGATCTGTGAATAGGTTAGCGGCCTGAACCCGGCTTCTCATTTTATCGAAAGCCGCATCTCCGCTATCACCACACCACATAATTTCACCGGTCGGAATTTGACCGGCCATGGTAGCCCCAAGGATTTTGGTCAGCTGAATGCCAGCATCCGGCGCAACATTATAATCCCTAATCATATTTATAACCCTCCAATTTTACATATAGTTTACCCCCGCCACCGGGTTAGGGCGGCGGGATACTTGGTTGTAGATTAGCTCCAAATTTCAGGCTCAACAAGATCATCAATGTAAGTGAGGGCGTTTCTTTGCTCCGTACCAAGATTGGTATAGATCCTCAAGAACATGTCATACTCGTCATACCCGGCTCGCTGAGTCATTCTTTCGCCCGGGTTTCCCCATCCAAGCGGAGTCAATTCGTATTTCTTAATTGCCCCTTCAGGATGACAGAATATTTTACCCGGTTGAGTCATGGGATCTATGATCATCTCAACAGATCCGTCACCAGCGGAGAATGTCAGAACTTCATAGCCTCCACGGAGTTGTGTAGGCGCAAAACGAACATCAGGCATCAGAAGCGCGGCGTACTTTCTTCGCTGTCCAAGACCCATTCTCATCTGAATTTTGTTCGGGCCGGCGTCAAATCGAACAAGGTCACAGGCCTGAAGCATCAGATCAATGGAAACTTCCCGGTCAACGCTGGAATTGCCAAGCTTGTTGGCCTTCCATTTCGGATAGGTCGTTGTACTGATGTCCTCAAATGTGGTTAAAAGCGTACCATCGTCGAACAGACCATTCATGCCAACCATGTCGATCGGCGTGTCTGTAACTGCCCAATCCGTGTCCCGGGTACCCATCTTTAGGATAAGCGAAGCGGCGGCAATTCCGGAGGCGGTAGGCGTGTATGTGGCAATGGTGGTGTTCGGATGGTTAGCCACATAGGTCGCGGCGTTAGCTTCCCATGTAATAACCTTCGTTACGCGATTGATGGATGAAACACGACAGGCAACAGGTAGGGTAGTTGCAACGGGCGCGGTACCATCTGACTTGTAAATATCACAAAGCATGCCTTCCTTGATATACAGAAGGCCGACCTTATTATCACAGGTCGATGTCCATGTCCCACTTGTCGATAAATTATCGCTGGCTGTAATGGTTCCAACAAGGCCGAAACCATCAGCATGACATTGACGCTGAAGCTCCATAACGACGGACTTATAAATATCGTCCATCTGATCGGCCATAGCCTCAACAAACGCGGCCTCATTGCCCTTACCAAGCTCAATGGCTGGACCGGTTAAACGGATTGAACCGTAGTTGTATTTGGGCTGGATAAGCCCTTTGTCGAACTTGCCAACCAGCGGATCTGGCAACTTGGCGGACTCCTGACGAGCGCCGGTGCCTTGGGCTCTTTCATACCGAATTGAAAACTGATACCCTAAACCACCGGGCTTTCTATCAGATTTCGGGAATTGATGATATGTAAGAGGCTCCTGATCGAACTGATTTACAATGCCTTCACCATAAACGTACTTCAGCGTATCTGTAATCGAAGTTACATCAGTAAAATCAATAGCCATTGTTCAATCTCCTTATATTAACGATTTATATAAATTCTTCTTTTTTAACGTTTTATGCCAAATATGGCATACAATTGCTTTCTTGCTTCCTTTAAGTTTTTAGGTTTAACCTCAGTTCCAACAGGAGCCGTGTCAGACGATGTAATCACAGGCGTTTTTATTTTTCCGTCAAGGTATCGTTTGATTATGACCTGTTCAATATCCATAAATTTCTTGATACCTTCCTTCGCCATAGACCTGATTTCAGGTTTAAGTCCGATATCTATTTCATTGGCCGGATTATCCACACCCAAGTATTCTTTCAAGAAAGGTTTATATTCCTTTGGAAGATCCTTGCTACTTTCAATCTCGGCCACAACGGTTGAGTTAAAGGATTTGATCATTTGATCTGCTCTAACCGCTTTATCTCGATGATCTTTTGTATCGGCTTCTTTCTTGTCGCGATCTAAAAGTTTCTGTTCAACTTCTTTTTTCTCCTTCGCTAACCTGTCAATCGTTTCGTCAGCAGTTTCGCCTTCTTGTGTCTTGGCTTCTTCCTGCTCTTTCCAAAACTCCTTAACCTTTGCCAAATACTCAGCGTCCTCAATCAACTTTTCAACGTCGTGTTCGCCTAATTTTTTATCTTTTTCGGAGAGGGTTTCCCACTTTTCCTCAAGTTCCTCAAGAGAGTCGACGTTAAACTTATCAAGAACTTCCTGAATCCTATCTTCGGCGCCTGCGACCTGACCTTCAATGTCTTTCTTTTCAACATTGTCTAAATCAACGTCGTCGGTTTCGACTTTAGTAGAAACCTTTTCATCGGCTTTTCCTTCTGAAGTTCCATCCACTTCCACTTTGACAACTTGTGTTGTATCGTCTTTTACTTCTCCGGGCATTAGAACCTCCTTGCACAATCATTAAAGTATCGCTATGCGATATGTTTAATATTGTTAGCTATTTAATATTTGTTTTCTTTACATCCATCTTTGTTATTTGAAGGCCAAGACTTTTATTCTCGCCCCTTCTATTTTTATTCTGACTCACGCTTTCAACATACGCGATAGCCGTAATTTTCACCTTGTCATCAACACTCATTTTCTTAATGTCGATATCAAGCTTTTCGATCTCTTCACTTTCAAGTCTTACCTGAAGGCCGTATGGATATCGCTCTTCATCCATTGAAACTTCAACCGGCCTGTCCATCATAGAATTCTTTTTTGTTCGAATCATATCTCTTAGTTTCATGCTGTAATTCCTCCGGGTGCTGGCTTTGGTTTCTGGTCGGGAGAAGGTGAAACAGCTTGTTGCGCGGCAAGTTGCTGTTCAAGCTCCCTCTGTCCTTTCATTTCCATAGCCTTATAGTGTGAGTTTAAATGCTCTACCGCAATTTGCTGAATCACTTGTGGCAATTTTGTAAACTCTGGACTTAATATAAAGAATTCATGGTATTCGATATGGATTCTATCTTCGTGGAACTTAAATGTAGTATCGTTTCCAAGGATAAGCTCTTCGTTTGTCGTGGGATCTACAATACTTGTAAACAATCCCGGAAGATAGGTTACATTGTTACCACTCTCAACCCCCTCATCATCTATGGATTCAACAACAACTTCCTCTTCTTTGGACGCTGATATCAACGCATTTTCTCTTTCGGCATATTCGATATGGATATTGCTTTTTTCCTTTATACCGGTCAACCCAACGGCCTGAAGCATCTCATGTCGAACATCAAGAGGAATGTTTTGATCTGCAAACACACCCGACTTTGCCATTTCGCTTAACATCTGGCCTTTTCCGGCTTTCGTGTGAGAGTACCCTTGTGAAAGTTCAAGTCTTATGTCCGTGTTATCCCTTAGATCCGCGCCTTTAAACGAAAGAATTCTTGCTTCGTTGCCCTTGCCTGCAATTTTTATCATGCGATTTTCGGTCGTCAAATTCTTTTTAATGATCAGGCGCTTTCTATAGACACGTTGCAAGCTTCTATAAAATCGGTTTACATCGGGAGAATGTCCCTGCTCCGCGGTTTCTCTAAGGATATCCACAAGCACACCGGAAGCCCTTGCCCCGGGACTTTGGCCTCTGAGTACGCCTTTCGGATCGCCGCCTGCGTCCTGTGCGGTTTGTCGATGGATATCTCTTTCTTTAAGGACTTGTTCCGGAAGCGATGTACCCCTGCTAATTTCAGGTTTTTGTCCGCCAGCAGTCATGCTATCATACTCAAGGACTATTAAAGACATTCCGCCTTCATTCACCCTTTTAAGTTTCATGCCGGTCGGCATGGATACAAGAGGACGTCCAACGCCCTTTCTATTCATTTCAAGGGACTGATCTATTTCGTTTATGGAATTTTGTGGGGATATTTGATCGTTCACGCCGGGATCTGACCAAAACCGTCCGGCCACATTGTGGTAGTGAAAGTCTGTAAGAGTGTATTCCCATTGTCCATTCTTTACAGGAATAGGCATTTCGTTTTTGTCGTAAAGGATTTGATCGCCAACAAGTACGGCATATCTTCCTTTTGGCCTGACAACAGTTGGCCTGAATTCGATCTCCTTGTAAATCACAAGATCTTCCGTGGCCATGTCGAAGGTTTCCGCGCTTATAAGCCCGGACCCCTTCCATGGAGATACGTCTCCAACCATTTTCATCAGGCGTTTTTGATAATCCACTATCTGAGGATTATCGGTGCCTTGAATCTTTTGTTTGAACGTATCCTCAACCCACTCTTTAGGCTTCAGGGATTTTATCCCAAAAAATCGTTTTTGTCTGAACTTGTTTCCGAAAGAATCCACAACAACATTAAACGGAAGATAGGCTTCGCATCCAACGTCACCGGTCTTTATAATGTCTCCGTCCTTAACAATATACCAATCACCGGCATCAGCTTCCGGATATGCTCTCATAAAAGCGGTACCGAAAAGGACCGTCCAATCGGCCACCTTTTCTTTTTCGTCCTCAAATTCTCCGTCGTTTGCCGCGTCCATGTCTTGAACTACAAGATTGGCCATCCTTGCGGCTTCCCTATCTTCAATGTCGGGAGAGTTTGGCCACACAGTATAGGAGTATTTTTTATTTAAAAATAGGGCTCGCATTGATCTTACATAATCACGAATTATATTAGAGGTAGGGGTTGGAACTTCCTTGGAGGTTCGGCGTTTGCGCCGGAAGGTTGCCCGGGAGATTATCCATTCAAGATGTTGCTCTCCAATACAGTAAAGCACGTTTCGGTACCAAACCCTTTCCAAGATTTTTCTGCTCGGGTCCAGCATATCGTTGAAAAGATTGCTCGAAATCTCAACTATGCTTTTTTCTGTTGGCTTGCTTTTTTGTTTGGCCATATTAAAGCCCTCATACAGCAAAAAAGGGAATAGTGCTTTACCTTTTAATTGTTTTATGTTACATATTTAGTTATGAACAAAAAATCTGGTCGCAAAAAAATTCCCCGCAATGTTTTAATAGAAAAACTAAAAGAACTTTCTAATACTTTTGGAAGAACACCAAAATATTTAGAAATGAAACATTTAAAAAATTTTCCGAGTGTTACCGCATATGATAATTGTTTTGGAAATTGGACAAATGCTTGTAAGGCCGCTGGTTTAATTCCAAGACCAAAAGGTTTCCAAAAAGGACACAAACCCCATAATTTCAAAGGAATAAAAAAATCTTCAACATCAAAGCTTCGGTTTGAAATATTGAGTAGAGATAATTTCACTTGCCGATATTGTGGTCGAACTCCACAAGACGGAGCAAGACTTGAAATAGACCACATAACCCCATCATCAAAAGGTGGAAAAACAAGAAAATCAAACTTAACAACTTCTTGTTCTGAATGTAATAATGGCAAATCCGACATTTTGCTTAACAACTCCGTCTTGTCTATCAACAAAAAAGAGGAATGATGTAAGAAGTGGACGTCCATCATTCCTCTTTTAATGTTGCGTAATTCATGGTTCGTCAACCATGAACAAACTTATTATTTATTTTTTTTTAAAGCAAACATTTAACCTACTTCTAAAAAATCAGAGTCAATTTTTGAAGCCGCATTGATACCTGCAATTCTTTCTTTTTCAGTAAGGGGTTTGTCCGGCTTACGCTGAAGGCGTTTAGTTCCATCAACATATTCAGGAAAATTCTCGGAGTATATTCTGTTCAGAAGGTCGTTTTCCCTCCCGACGAATTCTTTGCGATCAATGAAATTAATCACGGTTTGATAGATAATAACACCAACTAAAACAAAAATCAAAACAAATTCTGTCATCATACACCCTTCATTGCTTTTTTCATCCTCTGATATATCCTTCTTTGCGCGTCTGAAACTATTTTCCCGGTGTCTGTTTTCGTATATTTACGATCTTTTGCACGTTTTGTGTCTCCATACAACTGTTTTCTTAACTTTTTGGCCTTTTTTTGGCTCATTAGTAATACCCTTCTTCATATCCGTGTTCGATTAATTCATCATATTCATCATTCGCAATGGCTTTTTTGATAGCTTTAAGTTCGTCCCAAGCGACACACGATGCGCTTCCGATATCCTTGCGATGCTCCTTTTCCTCTTCCTCTTTTTTCTTGGCCGGATCTGCGGCCAGAAATGAAGATTCCAAACAATCGTACTGAAATCCTTCACAAATATGGGAATAAATATTCTTGTCAGGTTCGTCCTTGTATCTCGCATCTCCTGAAACCTGAACCCGTTTATAAAAATATTTACCCCTCATGCCTTTTCGAAGATATTTACAATCCTTTGAAATTACAACTGCCGGCTCACCGTCAATATAAGATGTTAGCAGGGTGCCAACAGCGTCCCTTCTGGCTTCAAATGAGTTTGTTCTGGCTGGCCGTGCTTTAATTCCAAGATCGCCAAGACTGACCTCTCCCTTCTTGGCCTTTTCGATCAGCATTCTAACCCAACCATTATTACTTAGTCGCTCAACATTCTTCTCAAATTCCGGAAAACCGCCTTTAGGATTGTTAATCGGACATTCATTCAGCAACATGAAACATGTTTTCTCATCGGTCTGTTCGCGTCCCTTGCCGGCTGGATCTGCATAAGCTTTAACGATTCCAGCTTTCAACCAATCAAGATAGTTATCAAGAAGATGAGGCACGATTATGGTACGCGAAAACGTCCGAATTCCCATGGATCCATGTTCTTCGACAAGTTTTTCTTCGAATGCACGTTTTTGGCCGGTGGGAGTTATTTGTGAAAAGGTACATGCAGGTGTTCGTCCGAAATCAAACCCAAGCGTAATTCCGATATCCTTAATTGGCTTTATGGATTTTTCGGAACAATGAATGTAGTCAATATATTCCGGATACACCGGCTTATTGTCTGCTACGGTACCATATTGGTTTAGAATATAAACCGTGATTTCGTCCAGCGGCTTTCCCGGAACTTGATCAAGCCAATAATCAAAACCCAAAGGAAGATGCTCGGCATTCTCTGCGTTCGGGTTTGAAATATAAAGGTTTCCCTGAAGATCTTTAACCACCTTCTTTTTTAAAGCTTCCGGAAATAACGGGTTTTGAAAATAGAATTCCTGAATAAGTTGTTCGGGAGATTTTTTCTTTGTGAACGGGAACTTCAAAAGCGCGGGTGGTTGATCAAAAAACTCCCATCCCTGATTATGCTCTTCTTCGGAAGCCTTGTACCACCAATGATCATCGTCGCAACTGTTCGTATCCATCATTACGCCTGCCCACCAAGGCGGAGGACCAAAATCCGGATACCGGCCACGACGTTCAAAACATCTGGTAAGTACCCACCGTCCCATTTCTGAAGCTTCGTTTAAAAACGATCCTGTCACTTCAAGGGATTTAAGCTTTTTAACATCTGAAGGAACGTCCAGCGCAAGAAACAAAAGCCATACATCGACCATTGTTTTATCTTCCAATGGTATGCGCATCTTCGCTTCTATCGGCGCCGTTCGTCTGACTTGGGAATAATCACCAAACCATCGTTCCCATGTTTCAAGTGTTGTTTGAAGTAGTTCTTGGTAGGTATTGCGAACCATAGCGAATTTTACATATCTTACACCGTCACTATGTGGTGGTTGAAGCGCTCCGATTTTTACAATATCCATGCAACAGCCAACGGTTTTACCGGAACCGACAGGACCACGGATACCCTTAACCAGCGCGTTAGAATCGTGAAATCTCTTTAGGGTAGGAAGAGCATGGTATGGTGCGACTGACATTTAATCGCCCATTTTTTTTTCTTTAGACTTTATGAATTTATCCATAAAACCTCTTATTCCTCCTGTATTTTTCTTCTTTTTTTTCTTGGCATACGGATAAGGATCTTTAAGGCCAAGATCGGCGGCCGTTTTCCTTTGTTTTTTCTTCCGGGTTGCAACAGCCTTCATAGCAAATGGCTGTTCTCTCAATACCTCTCTCATCTCTCTAAGTCTATTTCCCATATCAATCTCACTTTTTAAAGATTAGAAATATCGATTTTTGAAATACCATTCGCCGCGCCAATAAACGATTTCTTTGCGGCGGACTTTGATTCGAAAACGTTATCCGAACGTGCAATTACAATCGTGTTATACATCAACTTCCAA